TCGATGATAATGTTGAGCGCTACCGCGAGGACAGCGACAAGCCGGAATGCTGTCGCCCGACGATCCCGGCCAGTCCACGTTTCATGGTGGTGATGGAGCATCCATCCTTCAAGGAAGAAGGTGAGATCGGTGTCGGTGTCAATGGGCCGTTCTGCGACTATGTGCTGCCGGCACTCCGCAAATATGGTCTCGGTCGCGAGGATGTCGTCATCACGGCGCTGATGCGATACCCGAAGAAGAAGAATGATCCGAATGTCACCGCCGCCGAAGCGGCTGATTGGGCCGAATATCTCATGAAGGAGATCGAGATATTACGCCCGCCGATCATCCTCACGCTCGGATCCTTCGCGGCCAAAGCGCTCGTGAAAGAGATCAAGGGCGGGATCATGGAGCACCAGGGCAAGGTGTTCTATCGCGCCGACATCGATGCCTCGATCATCGTTGGTTTCAACCCCAACGTGATGTTCCACCATCCCTCCAAGATGGAGGACATGGAAAAGCTGATCGAGCAGGTCGCTGAGATTATTCACTAAAGATTTTACTTGCGCGAATCGTGTGTTGTGACTAAGACACACTCATTCGCAAGGGAGTTAGAATGACCCTTACTATTCAACAATATCACGACGACACGAAGCTGGCCGAAGACACGTCCGAGTTGACCGAGGCCAATTTCCCCGACGCGCTGCGCAAACAGGCTGGGTTGTTCGCCTGGTACAGTTCGCAGTTCATCGAGGCGGACAGACAGAAGACGAAGCTTCAGCGCCTGCTGACCGCGTTGGAATATAAGCTCTACGAGGATGCGCTCGCACACTTCGTCTCGATCGGCGAGACGAAGACGCCAACCGAAGCACGCATTCGTGCCTGGGTTGGCCTTCAGCCGAAACATCTCAAGGTTGTTCAGTTTCTAGACGAGGCCACCTACACCTATAACAAGGCGAAGATGGCAGTCGAGGCGATGAAAGATCGCCGCCGCATGATCGATCAATTCGCCAACCTCAAACGCGAAGAGTTGCGCGGACAATCGCAAATCACCGCGAGCCAGATCAGTTCTGGGCAGAGGGTAGATCGAAGGGAAATGTTTGAACAGAAGCGCAAGCAGTTCCTGGAAAGCAGAGAAGGGAACGCTGAAGCGGACATCATTATCCACGAGACTGACTAGAGCGTATGGTGTAAAGAACACGCACATGATTCGATTTGTAAAAGAGGAGTTTTTATGAGTTCATTACGTGACAAGATGGCCGCGAAGAAAGACGCAATCGCGGCCTCAAAGGCTGGTGGCGTCAAGACCTACAAGTTCAAGGTCGGCAAGACTCTCATTCGCATTCTGCCCGATCGTCTTGATCCGGTGAACGGTGAACCCTGGCGCGATTATGGCCAGCATTTCATCAAGGATGAGAACGACAATCTCTTCGCGGTGATCGGCGACAAGTCGCTCGTCACTGGTGGCGCCGAAACTTGCCCGGTTCGTGAAGCGCTGCTCGCGGCCGCGAAGGGCGCTCCCCAGGAGCTGCGTGATCATATCTTCAAGAAGGTGATCGCCAAGCTCAACCACATCTCGAACGTCGCTGTTCTCGGCCGCGTCGGCAAGGACAACAAGCTCGTGCAGGATCCCGATGCTCCGAGCGATACGCCCGTGCTCGTGTCCTGGTCGCCCAATCAGCTCAGTGAACTGATCGACATCTTCACGATGTATATGGACAACGGTGAAGAGCCGTTCGATCTTGCCGGTGGCGTGACAATCATGGTTACTCGTGAAGGCACCGGCCAGAACGATACCAAATACACGTACAATGCCTATCCCCGGAAGTTCCCGGTTAAGCCGGAAGTGATGGAGAAGGCGTACGATCTCGACGCGTGGATCGCTGCGACCTTCAAGGAAGGCGCTGCTCGTGCGCTTGAGGGCATCGCGAAGATCACTGGCTCGATCGCTGGTCCGGTTGGTGCGGCCGCTGCTGCACTGACTGCCCCGCCTTCCGGCGCGGCAAATGCCTCGCTCGCCAAGCCGGCCGAAAAGCCCGCTTTGGTCTCGACGGTTGTCGATGACGAAATCGACCTTGGCGTCGATGAGGCAGTTTTGGTCGAGGAGGCCGAATATGCCGAAGTCGTCGTCGAGGCCGAGACGCCCGCAGCGACCGCGCCGGCTGCTGCCGAGACTGTCACGCTCTCCGAGAGCGATGTCGAGGCTTTGTTGAGCGACCTGTAACCCCCGCAGGTTCGCTCGGGTGGACGGAAGGTTTCCTTCCTTTCCCTTCCGTCCACCTTCCCGTTTCAACGTAGGGGTGTTGTAATGCTGAAGACTTTCATTGATGCGAATGCGATTGGTTACAGCGCGCATTCAGCTAAGAACAAGCTGAGCGACGGCATCCGCGACACCACTGCGATTTTCAACTCGCTCAACTCGATGCGGCACATCATCGATAAGCGATCCGCGTCCCGCCCGGTTGTGCTGTGGGACGGCCGCTCCTGGCGCCATAAAGCCTATAGCGAGTATAAGGCCAACCGCGATCGCGATCCGAAGATGGCCGCAGAGCGAGACTCGTATAAGCTGGCGCGTCCCCACATTTCGCGCGGCTTGAAATTTCTGGGCGTTACCCAGGCCATCGCACCGAATTACGAAGCCGATGACCTTGCCGCGCTGCTGACCCGCATGACGGTGAAAGCCGGCGGCAAAGTGATGCTGATCACTGGCGACAAGGATTGGCTTCAGATACTCGACAAGGGCGTGTCATGGTATGACCACGTTCGCAAGCGCACCTGCACCTTTGAGGAATTTTCTGACTTTACCGGGTGCGCGGATCGCGAGCAGTTCGTCTCCATGAAGGCCCTTGCCGGGGATATCGGTGACAACATCAAGGGCGTGAAAGGTATCGGTGAAGGTGCCGCACGCGAATTATTTCAAGCTTGGGGAACGGTTGATAACTTTCTTGCTGAACCGCTCGATCAAGTGGAAGTTTGTTACAAGACAACGCTTGGTAAGAACTTCCCCAAAAAGCTGCGCGACTTTCATCAGACCCAGGAATTGCGCGACCAATATTATCACGATCTGGCTCTGGTCGATCTTTATGGACCATCCGTTCCCAGGCCGGATCGCATCGTCGTCACCAAATCGCAGATCGATGTGGACGGTTTCTACAAGTTCTGCGGTGAGTTCGGCTTTGCCTCGATCATGCGCAACATGAGCGACTGGCTGCGGCCGTTTGAAATTGCAACCGCGAATTGGAGTGAATGAATTGAGTAAGTGGGATGCTGTGGTAAAGGCGCTCGATAAAGCGGGCGTGAACGACAAGATTGAGGAGGAAGAGCGGATCTTCCTTTCGACTGGCGTGCCCAACCTGGATTATATTCTGTCGGGCAAATATCGCGGCGGTGGGTTGCAGTCTGGTCGGATGGTCGAGATTTTTGGTCCGCCGTCTGCTGGTAAGACGCAGATTGCGACCATGCTCATGCGCGAGGCGCAGCGTGCTGATGGCGCCGCACGGTTCGAGGATGCTGAAAAGGCATTTGCCTTCCCACTCGCATCCGGTTTCGGCCTGGATCTGACGCCGGGGCCATTCAGCTACTCGAAGTCGGAGAGCTTCGAGGCTAGCCTCTATAACACGATCGATTGGATGCAGACCATTCGCGGCGCGAAGATTATCGAGCCAACATCACCGATGGCGGTGATATTTGATAGTCTCGCCTCGATGGTGCCGATGGCGAAGATCGAGGCGATGTCGAAGGGTGCGGCTGGTCTCAACATGAAGGACAAGCTCGCACTTGCCACCGCGACCAGTCAGGAGCTTCCGGGGTTTGTGAGCTTTGTGGAGAAACACAACGTCCTCGCGGTGTTCCTCAATCAGATGCGCGAGAAGCCAGGCGTGATGTACGGTGATCCGACCACCACCCCTGGCGGCAAAGCGCCGGAATATTACGCCTCGACCCGCATCAAGCTGAGCCGCCAGATTCTGGTGGACACCGCAAAGAACAAGGTCGGTCAGAAGATCACGGCCGAGACCACGAAAAACAAGGTCTTCCGCCCCTGGTTGAAAACATCATGGTTCTTCCGCTTCCGTCCTGACGGCACTGGCTACATCGACGTTCTCGAGTCGATGTTCGAGCATCTGGTCGAGCGCGGCGCGATCAAGAAAGCCGACAAGATGCACTATGAGTGGGAAGGCGGCAAATCCAAGAAGGGCAACATCCTCAACAAGCTGCGTCAGGATGAGGCGAAGAGCCTCGAAATGCTGCTCGACATGACCGATGGCCTCGGCGCTCTCGATGCGACGCCGCCGGCCGAAGAGGGTGAGGAAGAAGCATGACGGCCGAGTGCCTTGCGGCTTTCACCGCGTTCGGTGGAACATATCCGCCGTACATAAATTTCTCGCTTGATGGCGATGATGTCGTCGTGACGATCCGCGAAGCCGAAACGCAGATCGAGGGTGTTCGCGTCTGCGGGCGGACCTGCCACCCCGGCGGCGCGCATTGCAACAATTACTGCAATATGCACCCCGACAAAAGCATCCCAATGGCCGACAGTCCGCTTGATCACTGCTTTCCCCGAGAGGGTAAGTCCGCTCAAATGAGGATGCCGGTCGGGGCGTTTTGGGTGCTGTGGCGCAAGTCGATGAACGCCCTGGCTGGTAAAGCCTGCATCGACGTTGCTGACAGTGGAGCGTAAGACACCCTCGAAGCGCCCCATGAGGCCACTGACTAAGTTCAAGCGGCG